GAAAATCGTTTCCAAACGGCTCGCGCTTCCGAGCTGCGCGTTGACGATCTTCCCCGTAAGCGGGTCGATAACGTCGTGCTTTCCCCACCACCCGGCGGCCTGTAGCGTCGGGATAAGCTCCCGCTTGAAGTCCCTAAGCGTCGTTCCGTTTGCGAGCGCGTCCGATAGCTTGCTCTGCACGGTCGAGAGCAGATCGGTATCCATCATTTTGGCTACCGTAAACGCTACGTCATGCTCCTCGCCGAGCATATCCTGCCACGCAAAGGACGTTTTTAGCCCCTTGGCGTTGAAGTACGCGAGCGCCTCCTCCGGCGCGAGATCGAACGCCGCCGAAAGTTCTATGAACTCCGCTATGCGCGCCATGATCTACTACCGCTGAAGCCGAAGCCGACCCATCAGCCGTGAGATCACGTTTGCGCGCTGAACCGTCTCGACCGCTTGCGCGGGCGCGGCTTCGGTCATCATCTCTGTGACGCGCGCCTTGAAGGTCTCAAAGTCCTGCGTCTCGTCGAGGTACGTTAGGAGCTGATCGACCCGTTTGCCGTATAGCTCCTTGTACTTGCTCGCGAGATAAGACGCCGCGCTGAGAATCTCCGCCTGATCCGCCCGGTGATCGACCCGTTTTTTGGCAAGCGCGCTTATCTCCGCGAATTCCGGCCCGAGCGGCCCCATCGAAACGGGAGGCATCGGCGAGGTTTCTTTCTTTTGCCAGCCCGTGCCGTACGTCTCCTCGATGTATTGCTCGGTCGGCTCGTACCCGAGCGTTGCGATCTTCGTGTCCCGCTCCGCGCGGGCGTTAAGGTCGGCCGGAGGCTCCGTGCAACGCCAGAGGCGCGGCGGCTGCGCGCTCGGAAAGTTCCATTCCGTAAGCCAGCGGATGACGGTACGGTTTAGCGAGTCGCAGATAAGGTCAGCGTCCGCTTTGATTACCGCTTGCGCGACGCCGGAATGCACCTGTGCCTGCGAGAGAGAGGAACCGTTATCGGTCGTCATCGTCTGCGAGAGAATCGTCTTGGCAATGGCGGCGTTCATGCGCTCGCAGAGCGCGTCGTAGTCCGCCGTCCCGCTCCTCGCCGCCTCTAGGAGTTCAATCACGACGGTATCGGGCACGACGATGCCGGAATCAACTTGAATCGCGCGCAGCGCGGCGAGCGCCTTTGCTCGCTCCGCCGGTTGATCGACCTGTCCCGCCGGGAGCTTTGCCAGCGCGGTCGGCATTCCGAATTTCTCAAGAAAGATCGACCAGAATTTGATGCCGTTCCGCTTAAAGAACACCGGCCAGTAGACGGAGTGCGCAAGCCCGAGCCCGTACGGGTTCTCGTCGTCCGAAGCGCCCGCCGTTATCGACCAGAATTTGCGCGGCGGCATAAGAACGCCAGCAGGCGCGGTTTTGGTAATCAGGAGCAGTTCGTTTCGGTAGTTAAAACCGAACCGCTCGCGGTCGCGGACGCGAAGATCGGCAAGGACTATCTTGCCTTCCTCGACCTCCCAAAGGCATTCGGCGACGCCCCAACCGTAGAAGAGCGCGTACGCCATTTTGTCCGTCTTGTCATCGATCCCGACGCGGTGAAGAACGCGCGTGACGAAGTCCGCCGCTTCTACGTCGGCGGGCGCGTCGCTTGCGGGATCGACCTTCCACTCGGCTTGTACAAGCGCCGTCCTTCGTTGCTGAAAACACGCCCGCACCTGATCGTCGCGGAGGAGTTCGCGATAAACCTCAAGGTTTGGGCCTCGCGACGAAAGAACGGTATCGGGGTTCTGCCGGAGGCTCCCGAGGAACGCTCCGGCGGCGAGCAATACGGAGTCCTCGGTCGGCGCAAGCTCTTGCTGAAGCGGGCGCTGCATCTGCTCTTCGGTCGGCATGGGCTAATATCCTCTGAGATCGTTTAGGCTCGGGATGCCGCGCTCGTCTCCGTCGGGCACCTCATAGTCGGAGTCCTCGACGGCCGCGCGGCGCGAGCCAGTTGAAACAAACTGCATCTGAGCCCCCCACTGCGCCATCCATTTCAGCGCCTGACTGGTGCTGTCTACCTGATCGTCGTGAGGCGCGAGCGGGAAGATCGTCAGCTCTACTTCGTAGTCGAGGCTCCACGCCGCGACGTGAGGGAGAAACACGCGGCCCGATTCGAAAAGAGACGAGACGCCAACGAGCCGGTCTATTTTCGATTCCCTGCCGGGGTCTACCGGAATAATCGGCAGCGCCGTCGTCGCTCTGAGTTGCTGCACAAGGCTTATGCCCGAGCCCTTTTCCTCGATAAGGATTGCCTGCGGCCGCCACCGCTGCGCAAGGCTGATCGCCGCGCGCTGAAGCGCCGGGAAATCCGGCTTCGCGCGGTAAACGTCGAGCAGATAAAACCCGGTGCGCGTCTGGCCCCATGTCGTGCATACCGAAGGGTCGTTGTGCTCGTCGGGCTTGTATGCGGTATCCCACGATTGGACAAGCCGGATAAATTCAGCGGGCGGCTCCGCGTACCGCTGAAACCACGCCGCCTTGATAAGCCCCCCCTCTGGGGTGGCGTTCCAGTCGCCGTAGAGCCACGCCTGTACGAGCCACGGCGGGCCGGATTGCATGATCCGCTGCCGATAGGACGGGTCGCGCTCCGAAAGAATCCGGTTGTCCTCTAGCCGCGACGGGATAAAGACCCGAAGCTCCCCGCTCGCCTCGTCTCTAATCGGAACGAGCCCTTGCGGCGCGGGGTCTATGTACCGCTCCTTGATCCACTGATGCCCCGGCCCGCCGGGGTTAGCCGAGAGGCGCACAAAGGTCGGCACGCCGTGAGGGCTTCGAAGCGTCGCGCGCAGCTTGTTAATCGGTACTGGGTCGGGAAAGTTCCCGGCCTCGTCTACGCCGAGCCACGTATACGAGTGCCCTTGGTAATGACTCGCGTCCTCGTCCCGCTTGAGATACCGGAGCTTTACCGTCGCCCCGTTTGGGAAGTACCACGTGTTTTTGCCCGATTTGTAGAACGCCCCGAGCTTCGGGTAAATCTCGTCCGCCTGCGCTTTTACCTCGTCGAGTTCGTCGTATGTGCGGCGGAATAGAATCCCTTTGGCGTGTTTTCCGAAGGTCGCGCAGTGCGCCGCCGCATCGCCTAGCAGGCCTGCGGTTTTTCCTCCTCCTCGGCTTCCTCCAAACAGCACGTCGTGAATCGGGCAGGAGAGCAAGTAGCTCTGCGGCCCCGGCTGCGGGATAAACGCTATTGGACGGTGGGCGGCGGGGCTACTAGCGACTGCCACTCTTCCACCGAGAGCTTTGCCGGAACGGCGAGCATTGCGATCATACCGGAGGCGTCGAGCCCGTCGCCTTCGACGGTTGTCGGAGCGATCTTTCGGGGAGCATCAAGTCCGAGGAAGCTAGAGCGTCGCTCGATAATCCGAAGCGCCCGGTCTACCGCTTGAGGCTGCCCCTGTATCGCTTGCGGCCACACGGCGCGGAGGAGCCGGTCTAGCCGGTCGAGTTCCAAATGCAGCACGTGCTCGCCCTGATCCGCGACGGCCGATATATGCCGCCCGATTCCACGCTGTACGACGCTGTGAGCGGTGCGTACAGACACGCGGAGGATGCGGGCAATCTCTCGGTAGCTTGCCCCTGCCCTCCTAAGCTCTAGCGCCTGCTCCTCGCGCTCTAGGGTCTTGACGCGATCCGGCCTGCCGCGCTCGCTATTGTTTCTCACGACGTTTACCCTCTTGGCGTTTCCCGCTGTCGGCGGCGGACGGGACGATCCAAAAAGCGTTTATTGCCCAGTGGATCATCGGCTCAATGTCTTTCGGGTCGTTTCGGTCGAAGCGCCCGCCCTGCTCTACAAGCCGGAGAAACGGAGCGCGCCTTACGTCGATGATCCCCGTGGCATCCGTCCAACGGACGGCGAGAAGCGCGGGAACCTTCAACCGTTGCGCTATGAGGCGATAGGTCGCCATACGCTCCTCGGAGCAGCAATAGGTCGGGTATTTTGCAATCGGGGTCGTTCTGGTTTTTATCTCCAGCAACGCTTTTACGGTTCCCTCCCCGTCTACGAGAGCACGGTCTACCGTTGCTCCTAGCGGGAACTTGACGTGCCCGAGCCCCTTTAGGTTTGCGATTTCCTCCGCAATGGCGTTTTCCGAATCGCGGTGCTCTTTTTGTTCGTAAAACGGCCGCATCATCAGCTTGCCTTTCGAAGATCGGCCGAGAGGATTTGCGGCACGGTGTAGCGCCAGCTCACCTTGTGATGAATCCGCGCGATAG